ATAGAGAAAGAGATAGAGAAAGAGACAGAAGAAGAAGTAGAGGATAGAAAGATATCTTCTGCTACTGCTGATAAATCAGATTTCAATATCTTTGAACACTATCAAGAAAGAATTGGGCTATTGGATGGATTCCAACTTCAACAACTAGAAGCTTACCAAGTTATCGATGGACTTGAACCAGAGTTAATCAAGATAGCCATTGATAAAGCGGCTGATAATTCCAAACGCTCTTTTGGCTACGTCAACTCTATCTTAAAATCTTGGGCACAGAATGGAATTAAAACCGTAGCCCAACAGCGAGAGGAACAGAATAGTTTCCAATCCAATAAACCAAATAGCGATAAACCAAAATTTGGTCCAGCTTGTAGCAAATATTAGAGGTGATGCTTATGAGCTTAGAGCAAACAGCCAAGCAAATGCGAAGGCAATACATGAAGCCTAGCGATAAATACTGCGATAAGCACCAACGGCATTATGTCACGATTCAGCTTCCAAACTCAAAACCCTACACAGTGTGTGAACTGTGCCATAGGGAAGAGCAAGATCAACAGAATGCTATCAAAGCGCAAGAGCAGTATGAGCGTGAGCAAGAACAAAAACGCTTATACTTCCTCAAAGATTTCAGCTTGCTGGATGACGATTTGAAGAATGCTAGCTTTGACAATTACAAGGCAGTGACCAGAGAGCAGAAAGAAGACTTGAAAAATGTCAGAAATCAACTTAAAGGCTACCTTGACGGTCAAGACTACAACATTGTGCTTATCGGAGATACTGGGGTTGGCAAAAGCCACCTAGCATATTCAGCACTTAAAGCCTTGTCTGATCACACGAAAAAGATGGGGTTATTCATCAACGTGGTTGACCTGTTAGCAAAAATCAAAGAGGATTTCAGTCTTGAAGCTGAGTATATCCGACGTATATCTGAAGCTGAATGGCTAGTGCTCGATGATTTGGGAACCGAAAAAGTGACAGAGTGGTCTAATGGCATCTTGTACAGTATTTTGAACAAGCGTACCAAGACTATTATCACAACCAACTTAAGCCCACGGGATGTCATGGGTACTTATGGCAAGCGTGTGTATTCGAGGATATTCAAAAAGACAGGACTTGGAACCACGAACGAGCACGTTTACCAGTTTAAAACGCAACAAGACAAGAGGATGATGCTTTGACAGAGATTGAAGTAAAACTAAAGCTCTTTGAAGACTACGAGCGCATTCACGGCCTTGTATTCTCACAAGAGCACAAACAGAAAATGATGGATGATTTAGATTTGTATTCGTTCATCGAGAAAATTAACGAATATATGTATTTCGCTAAGAAATCAACGCAGATTTCTAGCGCACACTAGAAAACACCTCTAAAATCGATTTTAAGGCGTGTGTTTTACTCGGTGGTATAAATAGACTACGACACCGTTAAAATTGCACTATGCCCCCTTAAAATGCGAAAAAAGGGTATTCAAAACAAAAAGGAAGACAAAACATGACAAATCAACTTGCACACAAAGATTTTTTTAACACACCAGCAGTCAAACAGAAATTTCAAGAGGTGTTGAATGGCAATGAACGACAATTTACGGCCAGTCTACTGTCAATCGTTAACAACAACAACTTACTGGCAAGAGCAAGTAACACTTCGATTATGACGGCAGCAATGAAAGCAGCGGTATTGAATCTACCTATTGAGCCAAGTTTGGGCTTTGCTTACATCGTGCCATACAAGCAAGATGCACAATTTCAATTAGGCTACAAAGGACTTATCCAGCTAGCTATCCGCTCTGGTCAGTTTAAGGCCATCAATTCTGGCAAGGTCTACAAAGCGCAATTCAAATCATACGATCCTCTATTTGAAACATTGGACATTGATTTTACTCAGCCAGAAGACGAAGTGTATGGCTATTTTGCAACTTTCGAGCTTGTAAATGGATTTAAAAAGCTGACATTCTGGACGAAAGAACAAGCAGAATCACACGGTAAACGCTTTTCGAAGACCTATGCAAGAGGGCCTTGGTCAACAGATTTTGACGCTATGGCTCAAAAAACCGTACTCAAGAGCATTTTGAGCAAATATGCCCCACTTTCAACTGAAATGCAAGAAGGGCTTATCTCGGATAATCAAACTGAAGAAGTTAAATCTGATCCTATCGATGTTACACCAAAAAACGAGGGCACCCAAACACTTTTAGGCGACCTCATGAGCGATGAAGCTGAATCTGAAACAGAAAAAAGTGTAGATTCTGAGACCGGTGAAATCGTCGAAGAAGTCAGCTTGTTTGAAGGTGATTCAACCAAAATCAAGGAGGTAGAAAATGACTGAACTAACAATCTTGACGGATGATAATTATTATTCTGACAAAACCTATATGTCTGTAAGTCGTTTCAAGGAATACGTGAAATGCGAGGCTAGAGCTAAAGCTATCGACGATGGTGTTTGGGATGATGAACGAGATCAAAAACCTCTACTATTTGGGAACTATGTTCATAGCTATTTTGAAAGTGAAGAAGCTCACGAAAAATTCAAAGAAGACAACAAAAAAGCGTTGTTCTCTAGTCGCAAGCCTTATGGATTGCTAGCGGATTTCAAACTTGCTGAGAAAGTTATCGACACGCTCAAGGATGACACGCTTTTCAATAACTTATACCACGGCAAGAAAGGTGACAAAGTCGAAAAAGAAAAGATTGTTACTGGTTTCATCGCTGGAGTGCCATTCAAGGGCAAATTGGATAGTATCAATTTTTCAAAAGGCTATGTGGTCGATTTAAAAACCATGAAATCTATCTGGGCCAAGGAATGGTCAGAGGAATTGCGGGCCAAAGTACCAACGGCAGTTAATAACATTCTAGGGTTTCAATACCATGTCCAACTAGGGACTTATTTAGAATTGCTACGCCAAATGGATTATCCAACATTCAAGCCGTTTATTGTGGCCGTATCGAAAGAGAAACAGCCAGATAAGGAAATTATCGAACTGACTGAGGAATGGCTCACAGAGGGGCTAAATTATATCAAAGAGCACGCCCCTAGAGTATATCAAGTATCGCTTGGAAACGAAGAACCTAAGAAGTGTGGACATTGCGATTATTGCAAATCGCAGAAAAAACTACATGAGGTTCTAACGTTGGATGATTTTTTAAACCGTGAATAGAGAGAAAGGGAAAACAAATGATCAATTCAGTTTGTCTTGTTGGGCGCCTAACCCGTGACCCAGAACTAAAATACACGACCAGTAACATCGCAGTAGCCACATTCAGCCTTGCTGTTAACCGCAACTTTAAAGATGCTAACGGCGAACGTGAAACAGACTTTATCAACTGTGTTATCTGGCGTCAGCAAGCTGAGAATTTGGCTAACTGGGCTAAAAAAGGCGCATTGATTGGAATTACTGGACGCATTCAGACCCGTAGCTATGAAAATCAGCAAGGTCAACGGGTGTATGTGACTGAGGTGGTCGCTGAGAACTTCCAAATGTTGGAGAGCCGTGCAGCGCGTGAAGGTAGCAATGCCGCTCAAGGAAACACGTCTGGAGCGTTTGGCAATGACAACGGCTATGCTGGGCCTTATGGGCAGCAAGCACCACAGCAGCAAGGGCCAAACTTTGCAAGAGATAGCAGCCCGTACGGGAACACAAACCCTATGGACATCAGCGATGATGATTTGCCATTCTAATTAGGTGTTCTATGAAAATGATTTTAAATATCGAGCCTAAACCTCAAACAAGGCCACGATTCAGCAAGTTTGGAACCTATGAAGACCCAAAAATGAAGGCTTGGCGGCGTCAATGCTCGCAACTTATCGAGCAGGAATATGACGGGCAATTCTTTGACGGTCCGATTTCAGTAGATGTCGTATTTTACATGAAAGCCCCGCTTAATGTATCAAAAAAGCCCACGCCAAAAGCCAGAGCTAAAACGTGGGACGCATTCAAGAGTTTTATGTCTGAAACGCTTTGGCATGCGAAAACTCCAGATGTTGATAATCTTGTCAAATCGCTCTTTGATAGTATCTCAAAAGCTGG